TTATTGACGGATTCCACAGATGGACTGTTGCAGGCCCGGAATGGAAGTATGTGCCACCTTCAGAAAAGGACAAGAGAACGCTGTTTGAACGTCTTGGAGGTAAGGTGCTGGTCGTTATCGTTGATCACAAGGACAAGGCAGGTAATATTTACGGCACCGTTACCCATAACAGGGCAAGAGGTACACACCTGCTCGAACCAATGAAGAAAATCGTCAAAGAGCTCATGGAAGAGGGCAAGTCGGTAGAAGAAATCGGCAAGCAGCTCGGCATGAGACCGGAGGAAATATTCCGTTTATCAGAGTTTTCCAAGGAGGACTTCTTGAAAATGATGGTACAGGAGAAGAAAAACTTTTCCAAAGCGGAATATATAACGAAGATATAATGATAAAACGAGAAATATTCGTAATTGCGGGGGAGTGTGAGTGCTTCCCCTTTTTCATGTATCCACGAAACAATATCAAAGCTGATGGGAGGGAGGTAAATGCCAACACCAAGAAGTCCAAATGTGGACAAGAGAAGTGATGAACGCAAGCAGGCTGAGAAAATATATCTGGAAAGCAAAGGAAGCCTTAAACTTGTTGAAATTGCTGAAAAGCTAAAGGTTCCGGCCAACAAGGTACGGAAGTGGAAGTCCATGGACGGATGGGAGGCAAAGCTTAGCCCAACCAAAGCTGATAATGGCAAAAAAAAACAAGTGGAGCGTTCCACTTCGGATAAAGGGAGCGTTCCACGTAAGAGAGGTGCTCCAAAGGGCAACAAGAATGCAGTGGGAGGTAGAGGCAATCCGAATGCTAAGCCGCCAGATGCGACAAAGCATGGAGGGTACTCGGCTGTCTACTGGGATACGTTGGATGAAGACGAGAAGAATCTCATTGAGGATATGCCAAAGGATGAGGAAGAACTGCTGATAGAGCAGATACAGCTTTTCTCGGTCAGGGAACGACGGATTATGAAAGCAATCAACAAATACCGCAACAGCGAAAGCCCTGTGGCATTGGCATTTTCGCAGAGGTCGGAGCGGAAGCGGACATTTGAGAATGACGAGGATAAAGAGGAATATGCCAGAAGGATAGCAGAAAAGGTTGCTGCCGGAGAAAGACTTCCGGGCAATGAATATTCGGTATTTACCCAGACAGATAACAAAGACCAGATCATAGCAAGGCTGGAATCAGAGTTATCCAACGTACAGTCCAAGAAGACTAAGGCAATCGAGGCATTATCTAAGATGCACATTGAGCACCAGAAGATTGACGGCGGCAATAAAGGCAATGACGTTGTAAGGATGTGGGCTGAGAAGGTGCTACAGAACAGGAGGGATTCGGATGGATGATAACCAATGGCTGAATGACTTCCTGGAGGACAGCATACCGAAATGGAAAGCTGATCCGGTAATGTTCATGAGAGAGGTTCTGCTGTTTGAACCGGATGACTGGCAGATCGAGGTTGCACATGATCTGAGGGATTACCCGAGGGTATCGGTCAAGTCTGGCCAAGGTGTCGGAAAGACAGGTCTTGAGGCGGCACTGCTTCTGTGGTTCTTGGTATGTTATCCATATCCAAGAATAGTTGCGACAGCTCCGACGAAGCAGCAGCTCCATGATGTACTGTGGTCTGAGGTTGACAAGTGGATGAACAACTCTCCTTTGCTTCCTATGCTCCTTAAATGGACAAAGACCTATGTTTATATGATTGGCTATGAAAAGCGTTGGTTTGCTGTTGCTAGGACTGCTACGAAGCCAGAGAATATGCAGGGCTTCCATGAGGATAACATGCTATTCATTGTGGACGAGGCTTCCGGTGTTGCGGATCCTATCATGGAGGCAATCACAGGTACTCTTGCAGGAGAGAACAACAAGCTTCTGCTGATGGGGAACCCGACAAAGACCTCCGGAACATTCTACGACAGCCACACTGTAGACCGTTCGCTCTATAAGTGCCATACGGTCAATTCAGAACACAGCAAGCGTACCAACAAAGAGAATATCGAAGCCATGAAGCGGAAGTACGGAGCGGACAGCAATGTTGTTCGTGTTCGTGTTTATGGAGAGTTCCCACAGCAGGAAGATGATGTATTCATCCCCATTTCATGGTTAGAGCAGAGTTGTAAGACGGAGATATCCGAGCGGACAGCGAGGGCATTAGGCATATATACAGACGATAAAGGGCGGAAATATCCACAGGACCCGTCACTAATAGATAAGATTGAGATTGGCTGTGATGTTGCCAGATTTGGTGATGATAAGACATGCATAGGCTTCCGCATCAATGAGGTTGTGAAGATATTCAAGAAGTACAACGGGCAGGACACAACATGGACAGCCAGTAATATAGCAATCCTTTATAAACAGCTGAGGAGCAAATATAAATATACTGGTCCAATAGGTATTAAAGTGGATGATGGCGGTGTTGGCGGCGGTGTCGTTGACCAGCTTCGCAGTTATGCCAGAACAGAGCCTGCGGTATGGCAGGATTCACACCTGCTTCCAGTCAATTTCGGACAGCCTATCAGCCATCGGTATTACGTGGATTCCACAACGTACATGATGGGTGTGGTTAAGGACTTGATTGCTCCGTTTGATGAAGAGGGGCGACCGCATAAGCCGGAGATACTGCTTCCTGATGATAACGACCTCATAGGTCAGCTGTCGTGTAGGAAGTATTCTTTTGCAAGTAACTCAAAACAGAAGGTTGAAAGCAAGAAAGATATGAAGGACAGAGGGCTTACGTCTCCGGATGAAGCCGACTGCATACTGCTTGTCTGCTTGCCTATGACGTACAAGAAGAAAGGAGGGAAAAAATAATGTCTGAGGAAAAACCGGTCAGACAGGTTGGTGTCAAGATTGTGAAGGCAGATAATTTCGGGGAGACACCAACGGTTTTTGTTGAAAGCCAGAAACCGATTGAAAAGTCAGATAAAAGCGAACAGCTGAGCATGGTAAATGCTGTAAATGCATCTGAATGGATTACGCACCCTATCGACATGAGAGGGTTGAAGGAGCTGGTAGACAATTCCACCATCCTTCCGCAGTGCATAAGAGCATATAAGAGCAATATAGCAGGCTTTGGAATCAGCGTTGGATACTGCGAGGATTACGAGGAAGAAACCGCAGAGATGCAGGCGGAATGGAATGCGATGGAGAGAGTCATCGACCTGCTCAATATGGACTGCATGTCGAAGGAAGTCTTCGAGAATGTGATTCGGGATAGAGAGACATTCGGAATATCATATTGCGAGGTTATCCGGGATATGAAAGGGAATGTCGTACAGCTGGAGTTTATCATTGATACTCCGTCAATCGACATGACATATCCGTTAGAGCCTTATATTGAGGCAGAGTTTTTCTATAAGGGCGAGAGAATGATGCGAAAGAAGAAGTTCAGAAAGTTCCGACAGAACGTAGCCGGCAGGACAGTTTACTTTAAGGAGTTTGGAGATCCTCGAATTATGGATAAGAGAACTGGAAAATATGTCACTGAGGAAGATGCGGAGCCGGTCGATATTGACGATCAGGCGAATGAGATAATTGATTTCAGACTTGGCAGTATGCCTTATGGAGAAGTGCGGTGGATAGGGCAGGTACTCACTGTTGACGGAAACAGGAGAGCAGAGGTTCTGAATAACGCATACTTCCGCAAGGGCAGGCACACACCATTGATGATACTGGTTAAGGGTGGAACGCTCTCTGATGATGCATTCACGAAGCTCCAAGCATACATGAATGAGATCGAAGGGGAAAAGGGACAGCATTCGTTCCTGATCCTTGAAACAGAGAACAATGAGACGGGCGCAGCGTTCCAAGACCAGAAGCAACCGGAGGTCGAAATAAAAGACCTTGCCTCAATCCTACAGAAAGATGAATTGTTCCAGGAGTATCAGGAGAATGGTAGGAAGAAAACACAGTCAGCTTTCCTGCTTCCAGATCTGTATGTCGGATACACGACCGATTTTAACAGAGCTACTGCACAGACAGCTATGGAGGTTACTGAAAAGCAGGTATTCCAGCCGGAAAGAACATCTCTTGCGTGGGTAATCAACAACAAGCTGCTGAATGGATATGGATTCAAGCACGTTGAAGCTAGGTTTGATGAACCGGATATAACCAATCCGGACGATATCCAGAAGATACTCAATATCACAGAGAGAGCCGGAGGATTAACACCGAACCTTGCCAAGGAGTACACCTATGAAGTCCTCGGTAAAGACGGATGTGCTGACTATGATGGAAAATGGGGAGACGTTCCCCTGGCATATTCCAGAACAGTCACCCAGAACCAGCTACAGGCGAATTTAGGAGCGGGAGCAGGGGAACAACTGCAAACGACCGGAAACGAGCCTACAGGTCAAAATACAAAGCCACAGGGCAACGAGAAAACGGTTACCGAAGAAGAACTTGCCATACTTGATGGACAGATAAAGAAAGCAGAGCTGAATGATGCAGA